CTTTACGGTGCCCGAAGAGAAGTTCAACCTGCTTGATGGCATGGTTGAAGAGATTGATGATATGGAAGCTAAACTCAACGAGCAAATCGACGCTAATGTCGCTTTGAACAAGCGTATTGGCGAGTTTGTCAAAATGGAAATTGTGAACGAATGTGCCGCAGGTCTCGCAGAGACTCAGAAGGAGAAGCTCGCTTCTCTGGCAGAGGGTGTTGAGTTTGAAACTGAAGATGACTTTAGAAATAAGGTCAATACGATTAAGGAATCCTACTTCACTAGAAAGGCTGAGACTGCTGCTGCAGTTGAACCCACCGAAGAAGTTTCGGAACCCCTTGTCGAAGACACCACGAGCACCACGATGTCGAAGTACGTCGATGCTCTCGCTCGCTGGTCCAAATAATTGTAAACCCAAACTACTTACTTTTCGGAGAATCAAATGTCTTTAAAGAACCTCCAGGAGAAGTGGGCACCCGTTCTGAATCACGATGCTCTCCCCGAGATCGAAGATTCCCATAAGCGCGGCGTCGTTGCACAACTCCTCGAAAACCAAGAAAAAGCACTGGTCGAAGAAGGCGCAATCCTTAACGAGACCCTGCAAACCACTGGCTACACTGGTGGCAGCACCGCTACTGGTCCTGTTGCTGGTTTCGACCCCGTTCTGATCTCCCTGATCAGACGTTCCATGCCCCAGCTGATTGCATATGACATCGCTGGTGTTCAACCCATGACTGGTCCTACTGGACTGATCTTCGCAATGCGTACCAACTATGGCGCAGAGCGTAACCCCGCTGCATCTGGCTACGACGAGGCATTCTTCGACGAGCCTAACGCTGGTTTCTCTGGTGGTCCTGGCGCATACGATCCTGGTGCATCTGATGCTACCAACGATGCACAAGGCAACAACCCTGCACTCCTCAACGATTCCCCCGCTGGAACCTATGAGCAGGCAGACGATGCAACTGGCATGACCACTGCAACTGCTGAAGCACTCTCTGACGCTGCTTCTGGCACTGCTTTCCGTGAGATGGGTTTCTCGATCGAGAAAGTCACCGTCACAGCACGCGCTCGCGCCCTGAAAGCAGAATACAGCATCGAGCTGGCACAAGACCTCAAGGCAATCCATGGTCTGGATGCTGAGCAGGAACTGAGCAACATCCTCTCTACTGAGATCCTCGCTGAAATCAACAGAGAAGTTGTTAGAACCATCTACACCAACGCTGTTGCTGGTGCTCAGAACAACACCGCTACCGCTGGTAAGTTCGACCTCGACGTTGACTCCAATGGTCGCTGGTCTGTTGAGAAGTTCAAAGGTCTCCTGTTCCAGATCGAGCGTGATTGCAACGCAATCGGTCATCAGACTCGTCGCGGGAAGGGCAACATCCTGATCGCTTCTGCTGATGTCGTTTCTGCTCTCGGCATGGCTGGCGTTCTCGACTACGCTCCTGCTCTTGCTGGTAACAACGGTCTTGTCCCCGATGACAACTCCTCCACCCTGGTTGGCACCCTGAACGGTCGCATCAAGGTCTATGTTGACCCCTATTCTGCTAACGTTGCTGATAAGCACTACTACGTTGCAGGTTATAAGGGTACTTCTCCTTATGACGCAGGTCTGTTCTATTGCCCCTACGTCCCCCTCCAGCAGGTTCGTGCAATCAACCCCAACACCTTCCAGCCCAAGATCGGATTCAAGACTCGCTACGGCATGGTCTCGAACCCCTTCGCACAAGGTCTGACCCAAGGTTCTGGCGCTCTGACTGCAAACAGCAACCGCTACTACAGACGTGTACAGGTCGCAAACCTCATGTGATATTGGTTCACATACCACACAGAGACCCTACGGGGTCTCTTTTTTTATGCTTACAATACTTCGTGAAGACTTCTATACAAAAAATAAGAGTTAATTCAAATAGTCAGAAAACGCACACATTGCATATAAGTAGTAATAGAATTAAGCGAGGTGAAAAAATGATCCCTAACCCAACTTATATTATTGTTCCCAGTTATGGAGTGAGATCATGCACAACATACTTTCTCGCAGTCAATTAGATGAATGGAGACATTTTGAAAATACTCTAGATGAATGTGAGATAGAAACTCAGAAACTTAATGACTACTATGAATGCTTGATTGAATGCGACATGTTAAATCAGTCACAGTGTAAACGTATTTGTAAGAGGATACTCCTATGACCTAAAACTCCTATAAATAAAACTACCGTGTGAAGGAAGTAACACTGCGAGGGGTCTAAGCACCCCTCTTTTTTTATGCTAAATAATTTTATACTGGATCTTTTATCATGGACTATAAACCATATTCCCAAGAGTGGCATCGAAAGAGATACCTGAAAGAAGCACTTGATAAGTATCTTGACGATTACATTGAGAACGATATAATCATGAATGATATTCTAAGTATTATCTGTGAGCGGCAAGACCGAGCACATGCAGAGTATCACAAACTCGAAGATCTAGAACTAAAATTGCGGGACTAACGTATGCTATCTACGAAGTACAGACTCCGACTGGAGTTCATCTGTAAGAAGATCGCTAACAATGAAGAAGTAAAACTAGAAGATATGATCTGGGCAGAGAAACTTGCCAAGGCTCATACAACTGCTAGAGACTGGTTAAACAAAGCACGTCGTCAATCAAATGGTATCGAAGAAGGTAGCATCGACGATTTTATGAATAAGATGGGATTAGGCGACCCCGACCCATCTAATCACAGAACGGGGTTTGATGGTGCCGATGAAATTGTAGATTGGTTCCAAAGAGATAAACCTGATGATTGGAGGCAGCGTGACTGAAAAGATCACTCCTGAGACATATGAAAAAATGAATAAAGAGTTTGAGGAGGATGGTCTTGCCTTCCGAATCAACGTCCCTACCCAAGAACAAATCGACGACTGGTTAGAAAAATGCAAGCAGTAATCTACAGCAACGGCAATCAGGAATGCGAACGGGCTAAAGTTCTCCTGGAGAAACTCAACTTTCAGATTCAAGAATACAAACTAAATCAACACTTTTCAGCAAGAGGTTTTGTTGAAGAGTTTGGTGAGGAAGCAGAATATCCCCAAGTCAATGTCGGTTTCCGCCATATTGGTGGATTAAAAGATACACTCAATCACCTGAAGAACGAAGGGGTGATTACCTAAATAGTAGAAAAGACCAATGGCAAACTGGTACAACGAACAGTTAACAAATAGGAACTTTCTTTCTCCAATTGGATTTATTTTCATCTTGGATAAAGCAAGAAAGGTTTCGTTCTTGTGCCAAAAAGCGGAGATCCCTACAGTAGAATTGGGTCAGGTTGATATTCCTACTCGTGGTTTGGTTCCCATTCCAGTAGAAGGAAATATGAGATACAGTGATTTCTCAGTTGAATTCATTGTTGATGAAGACCTGAAAAATTATATGGAATTGCACAATTGGATGCGTGCATTAGGAACTCCTCAAGAGTTGGCAGAAAGAAAAACTTGGAAAGAATTGCATGAGAAGACACCTACCCAAGATGGTAGATTTTCTGATGCCACACTTCAAGTTTTAAATAACAACAATAATGCTAATTTTGATGTGGTCTTTAAAGATCTGTTTCCAGTAAATTTATCAACTCTCTCATTTGACGTTACTGCAAACGATAACGATTTCTTCACAGCAACTGCCACATTCAGGTATACTCTGTATGAAATCAGAAACGTTAATAGTGCTACCCGTAGATGACCGAAAACAATTTGCCCGAGTGGAAGAAACGCGCTCTTGCTGATCCAAGCGTGAAATATAAGCAAGCGCGTATTATAATGGAAGGACCAAAGTGTTTAACTGACGCATGGTTCCTTCAAGCAATGAAATTTAAGTATTCTCTTAGTAATGAACCTAGAACAACTTCAGACAATGTGGAAGACTGATTCCAAACTGGATGATGATCTTCACGATAATGATTCTCTAGCAATTCCTCAACTCCATATGAAATACATGGAGTTTCATAATACTTACTCTCTTATGAAAAAGGAAAGAGAGATAGAGATGAAGCGTCTTGTAAAAAACAAATGGTTGTACTACAAAGGTAAAGCACCATCTTCAGTGTATAAGGAGATGCCATTTGATCTCAAACTTACATCTAAAGAAGAGATCTCTATGTTTATTGAAGCAGATGAAGACATCGGTAAACTTCAATACAAAATTGACTACATAGACCAGGTGCTCTTCTTTCTCGATGGGGTCTTGCGGATGATTAACAACCGCACCTATCACATCAAAAATGCCATTGAGTGGAAGAGGTTTCAGAGTGGATTCTAATGAACTACGGTCTATATTATAAAGAAGTTTCTTTTAATCGCCAGGCGATGCAAGTGGTCAACACTGCATTGTCTGGCAATAATTTTAAGTGGGAAGAAAGTAGATTATACAATCAAAAAAATCAAACAAGACGGCAGTCTAAAACAGCATGGGTGAAAGATGAACCACTCTACATCATGCTGCTAAAGATGGTAAAAAGTGTCAACAGATCTGCTGGTTGGAACTTTAATATCAGTGGCATAGAACCTGTGCAGTATGGGTTATACGAACCTGGTGGAACATATGACTGGCATGTGGATCAGCATCCAAGACCCGTCAGAGGTAACGTACGAAAAATTAGCATGTCACTTTTCCTCAATGATGACTACGAAGGAGGGGAGTTTGATTTGGAGATATATAGTCCTAGAGAGGATCCTCGCTATAAGACCTTCAAGTCAAAAGCAGGGACCGCTCTTTTTTTTCAGGGTGATCAGTGGCACAGGGTTAGACCTGTAACATCAGGATTGCGTAAATCTCTTGTAGCATGGTTTTATGGACCTCCTTATTCGTAAGAAGAATGAAGTATATCTTAAGGTTGAGGCAGAACCTCACATCAATTATGAGTTAGCAGACTTCTTTACCTTTGAGGTAGAGTCTGCAAAATTTATGCAGAAACAAAAACGTTGGAGGGGATGGGATGGAAAAATCCGCCTGTATTCCCCAGCAACGGGAGAGATATATGTCGGTCTCCTAGACTATCTCATGGACTGGGCGGATGAGAAGGGATATAAGTATCGCATGGAAGACTGTAAGTATTTCGGTCATCCATTAGAACAGAATGACTTTGTTACTCCCAAGTCGGTTGTAGGGTTCGTAAAATCACTGCACCTACCCCCGAGTCTGAAGGTAAGGGATTATCAATATAAGGCAATTTATGAAGCACTGAAACACAACAGGCGATTGTTGCTGTCCCCCACAGCATCAGGAAAGTCTTTGATGATTTATGCATTGGTGAGATTTCATGTAAATGTAGGTAGAGAGGTATTAATTGTAGTCCCGACTACTTCTCTTGTAGAGCAGATGTACAAAGACTTTGAGGAATATGGATGGATGTGTTCCGAAAATTGCCACAAAATATATGCGGGGCAAGAAAAATACACGAAACATCAGGTAGTAATCACCACTTGGCAATCGATCTATAAAGAACCTCGTAAGTGGTTTGACAGGTTTGACGTGGTAATCGGTGACGAGGCGCACCTTTTCAAAGCTAAATCTCTTACTTCTTTGATGGGTAAGCTTCATGGGTGTAAGTATCGTGTTGGATTTACTGGGACACTAGATGGTGCGAATGTCAACCAGTTAGTTCTAGAAGGTGTATTTGGCAGATGCTCCCAAGTTACAAGAACTGCACAACTAATGCAAGCAGGTCATGTTGCCAAACTCAAAGTTAAGATTGTGCTGATGAAGCACGAGGAAAAACTTTTTGAAGGATACCAAGATGAAATTAGTTACCTTGTGGAGCATGAAGGTAGAAATAAATTTATCCGCAATCTCGCGTGTGATCTCAAGGGAAACACATTAGTTCTATTCAACTATGTAGAGCGGCACGGAGTGCCTCTTTACGAAATGATAAATAGTCACACAGATAGACCCGTGCATTTTGTGCATGGTGGTGTAGATGTTGATGACCGCGAAGACATCAGGTTGCTTACCGAACAATCTGATAATGCAATCATTGTTGCCTCATATGGCACATTCTCTACAGGCATTAACATTAAAAGATTACATAACGTTATTTTCGCTTCTCCTTCTAAGTCCAGAGTGAGGAACCTTCAATCTATAGGTCGTGTTCTGAGGAAAGGGGAAAATAAATCACAAGCAACATTATATGATATTGCAGATGATATCTCTACTGATAGAGGTAACAACTACACTCTCAATCACCTGATGGAAAGAGTCAAGGTATATAACGAAGAAAAATTTAATTATGAAATCATAGATGTAAAAGTAAAAGCTTATGATTAATTACGCAAGACACGACGAAGAATTCTACGGAGTATTCAAACTAGTTAGTGGAGATGAGGTGCTTGGTAAAGCGGTTCTCACAGAGGACAATGGTCAAACTCTTGTTTTTATTCAAGAACCTGTTTGCACTCAAATTATTACCAAAGAAACTGAAGATGGTCGCACCGTCAGAGGAATTGGATTTGCAAAGTGGATGCAATTTTCTAATGAAGACTTCTTTATCCTCACCGAAAAAGATATTATTACAGTCACTTCTATGAGTAAAGAAGTTACCATAATGTACGAAGCATACATTATGAGTGAAGATGAGGATCGTCGAGATGAAAAAAAGATTGAACTCCAAGAAGAGATGGGTTACCTGGGTAAAATTGACCAGGCAAGAAAAAATCTAGAAAACATCTTTAGAGGTCCATCTCATCAATAAAGCTATATTATTTCTGAACCCTTAACATGGTTATTCTACAGAGAATTGACACTTCTGTCAAGTGTGCTATAATGAACACAAAGCAAAAAACTATATGAAGACTGTAAAAAAACAAAAACAACACTACGTTGATAATCAAGAGTTTCTTGCTGCGATCATCAAGTACAAGGAACAGGTAGAGATTGCTAAAATCAAGGGTCTCCCTAAACCTCGTGTCAATAATTATATTGGTGGTTGTTTTTTAAAGATTGCAACTCACCTATCATATAGACCAAATTTCATCAACTACATGTATAAAGATGATATGGTCTGTGATGGTATTGAAAATTGCATCCAATATATTGACAACTTCAATCCAGAGAAATCTAAAAATCCTTTTGCATATTTTACACAAATTGTTTATTATGCATTCTTGAGACGTATTGCTAAAGAGAAACGTCAGTTAGATATCAAAGAGAAAATCCTTGAGAAATCTGGATACGACCATGTATTTGCAGTTGACGGAGATGGAGGATCCGAGTATAATCAGATCAAGTCTCGTGTTGAACTGAACTCTAAACGATGAAAATACTTCTGATTACCGACCAGCACTTTGGAGTTCGTAACGATAATCAGCATTTCATAGATCATTATAAAAAGTTTTATGGCGAAGTAGTGCTTCC